ACCCAAATCGTCTTCTCCAATGGCTTGAAATAAATCTCCAGCTTGACCAAACATATGTTTATTGTCTTGCTGTTTTACAATGGAGAAAAGTATGAGTTGTAGATATTTCCAAATGATATTTTTGGTATTATCGGAAATGTTTTGATTCCAGATGTAGTGAAAATCGATGGAACAAATCAATATATCATTTTTTTCTTTTGTGTTTTTTCCTTTTTTTCCTTTTTTTTTCTTTTTCTTCTTCTTTTTTGGAGCTGCAAATAATTCTTCGCGTTCGTACAAAATATTAAAGAAATTTTTTGGAAAAGTACTCGACATATAATGAAAAACAATTGTACTTTCTTCTGTCTCGTATTTTTCGTTAATAATATCAATTAAACCTGGGTGTAATTTATCAGCCAATTCTGGGAAAGTGTTAAGTAAATCAACCATAAAATCACGTACAATTTTACATGTTGAAACCTGCGATTCTTCTGTTTCTTCTGTTTCTTCTTCTTCTGTTTCTTCTTCTTCAGTTGCTTCTTCTTCCACTATTTTTTCATTTTCTTCTTCCCCTGCATCCACTATTTTTTCATTTACTATTTCTGCCATTTAAATTATACATTTTCTTAAATATTATTATTTAACTTAAAAAAATATCAAAACAATTATATTTTATTTAACTATTCATAATTACACCAGATATTGATTTAAATCATAATAGTGTATACACAACATATTAAGATTGTAAACATAGTCCAATGTTTTTTCTTTATTTTTATCATTACTATTTTTAATTATAGATTTCAATAATTCGATGGCTTCAACGAACTTAAATGACATCTCAAAGCGAAATTGTTTTTTTTCTTCTTCGGTTATAACATGTGGTTCAAAGAATGCGGGGTCCTTATCCATGATTTTTTTATTAAATTTGCATATAATCCAATCTCGCCAGGCTCCAATAAAATGTTCTTTACTTATTTTCATAAAACCCTTAAATCCAAGTATTAAAGCATTGGCTTTAGTTTTGTTCGGAAATAATATTTTTACATCTTCTATTAATTCAATCAACTGTTCATTGAATGTTTTAAGAATTATTTTTTTTTTGTTTTTTTCATTTTTGTCATGTGACATGATACCTTATAATACTAATTTTTTTTTTATATTTAATTTATTTTTATTGTTCTTTAAAGATTTGTAATGTAATCAACGACATTTTTTTTGACAGGTAAATCTTTTTCCCTTTCTTCTTGTATTTTGCTTAAATTAACCACTCCAACTTTATCGGGAACGTAATTATCGGGTGGGGTTTCTATTTTATGGTCTTGATTAAGTAATGAATAACTATGCATTATACGAGTACCACCGTTACCTTTTGCTGATAATTCATCAGAATCCATATTCCAATATGAATAATTATCCGACATAGTATTGCCCATTTCTAGAGTCGAAAACGCTAAAGGTTCGCCATTTCCTTCCGTGGCTTTATTTTTCTTTTCTTCGTTTTCTTGATGAAAATAATTGTATATGTCTTGTCCAAACAATACCCTATTCCCATGATTTAACAATAATATCGCGGGAACATGTTCAACTTGTTTGGGTAGTAATAATTTTTGTCCATCGGGCATTGTTACGTAAATTTGTCCATTGGGCTTCATTTCCCTTTTGTCAATGCAGACAAAATACATATCTTTGCGATTATTGTTTCTTGCTAAATAAATTAATAATTCTTTGCTGTGTTCACAGAAATTACTATAATACAAAATTAAGCTCATTTAGTTAATTTATTGTATAGAAATGACATATTTTTTTTAAATATCAAATCGATTTAAAGTTTTTATTTTATTTGTTTATAACAGACAGGGTAATGGCGCAACAAAAAAATACAACGATTGATATGAAAAGATTTTCCAATATCATTCCTCAGCCACAAGTTCTGGTAGTCGAGGAAGACAAGACACAAAACCGTCTTCATCTAGGTCTCCGCAATGTCAACGTCAGTCTTGTCAATGCTTTGCGACGTACGATTCTAGAAGACATTCCGATTGTGGGAATTAAGACCACCCCTTATTCGGAAAACCAGGCAAAATTTCAAATTAATACTTCGGGACTCAACAATGAAATTCTCAAACAACGACTTTCTTGTATTCCGTTTATGATTTCCCCGAGCGATGATAGTTACAAATCACTGCGTCTGGAAATTGATGTTGAAAATGAAGAAGAAGGAATCAGATATATTACCACCGATGATTTTCGTCTGTTTAATACAGAGACAGAAAATGAGTTGACTGAAACCCAAGTGCGCCAAATTTTACCACACGATGAATTGACAGGAGACCCAATATTATTTGCGAGGTTGAGACCACCAATGTCACAGAATTCGAAAGGAGAACAATTGAAATTGACAGCAACATTCTCGAAGGTAACGGGTAGGGATAGCGGGACATTTAATTCGGTTAGTTGTGCCACGTATAAAATGACGGAAAACGAAATAGAGCAAAAGAGAGAATGGGGACAACTGAAAAGTGAATATAAGAAGCAAAAACTCGATGAAAATGAAATCGAGGAACGCTATCGTAATTGGAAATTACATGAAGCCAAGCGATTGACGATGCCGGATTCCTTTGAATTCTTTATTGAGTCGATTAATGTATATTCAAACGTAGAGACATTTAAAATTGCTTGTGAAATATTGAAAATGAAATTTGAAGCATATCGTACAGGTGAAAATAATCCATATATTTCATTTGAGCAGAAAAATTATGCAATGGAAAATTGTTATGAGATAAAGATTGAAGGTGATGATTATACTACTGGGAAAATGTTGGAATATGTAATGCATGAAAAATTCTTCAAACCCGGCATACTGTCTTATGTGGGATTTGTGAAAGTACATCCACACGACTCACATTCTATCATACGTCTTTGTATAGCGAGCAAAGAAAACGCAAATGATGATATGGTTCGCAAAATAATATATGAGAGTTGTGAAGAAGCGATAGACGTGTTTGATATATTGTATGGGGCTTTATAATTAAAATAACCATGAAAATTAAAATAACCATGAAAATTAAAAAAATTACTTAATTTTACACTTTTTTTTATTTTATTTTATTTTATTTTTATTTTAGCTATTATCTTACCTTTACCTTAATTATAGTCGAAATTAATCGAATGCATGATTAATCTGGGCTCCAACGTTTTGATTACCTGTTCGCGAAATTTACATCGCGTCATTCCTTTTGATTTCTGTATTATTTCTCCTTCTTCTATTTCGTGTTCGTATTTATCAACTACTTTATTATTTACTTCCAATGCATCTGCTAATTTTGCCACGCTTGTTCTGAATTTTGGCAATGCTTTGTTCGGACAAAACCACCAATTGTTGAATTCGGCACGCAAATCGTCTATCCACGCTTCAAATTGCGGTTCATATTTTTGAACGAATTTAGAACGGTCTTCGGGGAAATATTTTAAGTATTCACCCAACATGTCAACCTCATTCGAATAAGAACGCGCTAGTAGATTGTAGTATCTAAACTGTGTCTTAGGTTGATTATCGACGAGATTTTTCACGTATTCGTAGTTCGCGTTGATGAATTTAGCGCGTTTTCCATCCAGGTTCCTAATAAATAAGCCTTTGTAAATCCAATTCCAGACACCATCTTCGAGTTCTTGTTTGAGTTTCAGTAAATCCGCCATCCCGTTTTCAAGTTTCGTTACCGTGGAAAAGGCTGAAGTGAGCGTGATTTCACCGCTGAAAAACCCCTTCTCGATGAGAGATGCCAAATGATCGTCTTGTCCGATTTGATTGTAAATCAGGTGTTCTGTCCCCGTGGTTTCTTTAGAGGCGAAGATGTTAACCAAATAGATGTGAGACTCTCTAATGGGAGAAACAATGCGGTTTTTTGGATGTTGCAAGACGAAACTGTATCCCAAATCTTTGCAGAAATAGGAGAGTTTGAGCTTCTGTTTTTTGAAAGTTTCCATGAACATGGCACGGAAACTCATGTCTTTTTCATCGTCGTGATAAAACTTAGAGTCCGCACCGATACAACTTCTGGTAGCGATACGCCATTTCTGGCCGTCGTGGAAGAAATTGATCATTGTGCCTTCAATGATACTTTCGATGTATAGCGGTTTTTCTTTAGTGGCATCGTCTTCCTGGAAGCCGAGTTGTTCGAAAGAAACCGATTTAGGCTGTGCGGCGAAAACGACTTTGTATTCACCGTCTTCTTTTTTGACGATGACCGAGCGGAACAAGCCGAGCGTGTGAGCGTTTTCACTCGTCAATTTCTCGCGGTCATATTTAATGATAAACAAATCGCCTTCGGATGAAGGCACCACAGTCAAATGTTTAGATGCTGCATAGGAAGGGTCTTCGATGACTCGTTCAATCGATGAAACGTATTCCTCGAATCTCATAGGAGTAGCAAAAGAACTTTGGTAACTAGCCATAATGGGTAGCGTTAAGTAGCGTTAAGTAGCGTTAAGTAGCGTTGTATTTAATTGTATTCCAGGACTTGAGAAGATGGTTTACAGATATTATATTTCGATTTATCTAAATAATAATTTAAATTTTGTAATACTTGTAATATTTATATGGAGGAAGAATCTCGAAATCAATTAGTAGAAAATGTAAAAGAATGGATACAAATAGACAATCAATTAAAAAAGATACAGAAAGAAGCTAGAGAATTGAGAAAGAATAAAAAGACATTGTCTTTGTCGCTCATAGAGATAATGAAAAGTCACGAAATAGACTGTTTAGACATCAAGGAAGACAAATTAATATATTCGAAAAATAAAGTCAAAAAACCGTTAAGTAAGAAACACTTAATGTTATCATTGTTGAATTTTTTCAAAAAAGATAAACAGAAAGCACAAGAAATTCAAAAGTATATTATGGAAAGTAGAGAAGAAGTAATTAAAGAAAGTATTAAGAGAAAATTATGATGACAATATATAACAAAACGATATGTCTACAACATCAGAAGGAGAAAATATATCAGAAGGAGGCAAAGCAATGAATGATTTAAAAAAAACCGGAATTAGATTGGGTGTGGTTTTTGTAGCCCTTTTAATACTCAACATGTTTGTCAATGTGATGGTTTATATAGATTTTTTAGGAATGGCTAAAATAAAGTCTTACATTGATATTTATTTTATGTGGATTTCGGGCTTTATATTGCTAATTACTT